CGAGCACATCGACACGATTGTCGTAGATGCGAACGTCAGAAACGACTACTTAACTGGAGGTCATTAAACCATGTTAGGTAATTACTTAAAATTTAACGACACAGTCTTTCCTAATCCTCTGACACCGACACGTTCATCGAAGACCATCGAGAACGTGACGCAGTCGGAGGCAGGGACAGACCTTGTCGTCGTAGTTAGAACAGGAAAGAACTCCTGGAGCTTCTCATTTAACCTTTCGCCCGGAAAGAAAGCAATTCTGGAAGCACTCACACATGATGAGTCGACACAGATGTTCTATCAGGGAAATACATATAAGGTCAGAGTGAGAGATTTCCAGGAGAAACTCGTCGAAGGCTCTGAATGGTTATCATCCGTCAACGGCCTCTTCGAGTGCTCAGTAAAAGTCACGGAGTTCTAATATGTATCAAATTTCGGAAGCATATCGAGCAAAAATGCTCGACCAGGTTCAGACACATAAGCTCTCCGGAACTATCGACGGAATCGCGTTCACTGACGCTGATGTTATAGGAGTCTCTTATAACAACAGATGCGCTCAGAAGAGCGTCGTCCTCGGCTCTGTTAATATCGGAGTCCTCAAACTGACTTTTCTGAAGGATATTCTTAACCGAGGCGAATACAGAGGAAAGAAGATCGTCATCTCTGACTCGCTCCTGACAGGCTACGATGAGAACGAAGATCCGATATGGGAATCAGTCCCGATCGGTGAGTTCTACATCGCAGAGGCTATCTGGACAGCTGCAGGAGTCGACGTGACAGCTTATGACGTGCTCTCGAAGCTCGATGAAAGACTCAACGTCGACCAGACGAGTGCAACGATCTTCGGCTTCTGTATCTACATCGCTGAAGAGACGAACACGACCTTCGGCATGACGCAGGAAGAGTGTGATGCGCTTCCGAACGGTACCGAGATCATATCACCTTACGAAGAGAACAACATCGAGACGTTCAGAGACCTTTTAAGCGCTCTCGCTCAGATGGTCGGAGGCTTTGCAACTGCGAAGCGTGACGGATCGTGGACTCTTGTTCCTTTTGCGAATGATCCGGTGCTCTCTATTCCGAAAAACCGAAGAGCATCAGGAACGGCTTTCTCTGACTATGAGACATACTACGACACGATTCAGTATACCGATGTCGAGGCGAAGATGGTCCGCTTCATCGGTGACGATTTCGGTCTGATAATGCCTCTCGATGCTCAGCCGTTCCTTCAGTACGGAACCCCGGAAGCAAAGACCAGAAGAGTCGAGAATATCATCAACTCGATCAAGCGGATGACTTACACACCTTTCAAGGCGAAGTTTCTTCCTGCGATGATCGCTCTGGACTTAGGAGATGTCATCACGTTGGTCGATGACTACTCAGGCCGAGACAGTTCCGGATGCGTGATGAGCCTCACATGGACCTATAACAAGTCTTTTGATGCTCAGTGTTTCGGAGACAACCCGAACTTAAGAACAGCTCAGTCAAAGACTGATAAAAATATCGTAGGTATTCTCAACGCGACAGCTCAGAACGAGGTCACATACTACAATTTTGAGAATCTGGAGCGGATAGAGATAGGACCTGATCGCGAAGTCACGATCGCCCAGCTCCACTTTACAGCTGCACAGACAACAACAGTCAAGATCATGCACGAGTTCATCATGGACATGGTCAAGGACCTTCTTGTCGACGGATCATACGAGATCAGATACTACTACGACGAAGAACTTGTAAATTATAAGCCTTATGAAAGTCTGTCAGGATTGAACATCACGACGCAGGTGCCAGTTATCCCGGAGCCTGGAGAGTCAGGCAGCGGACCGACGGAACCTGTTCAAGCAGACATTGATCCTGTCGATGTAAGTATAGCGAGAGACTTCTTCTATGTATTGAAGAATGTATCTCCCGGTATACGTCACACATGGCAGGTTAAGATCCTGTCACACGGAATCGACAGCATCGTCATCGAACCCAGCAACGCTCACATTACTCTCGAAGGACAGAGGATGTATGGCAGCGAATACTTCGACGGATATATCGACATCACAGAAGACATCAGACTCTTCAATATCGGAGGCCTTGGCCTTGTTGACATCTCTGACGAGCCTGCTGTGGATCTTTATAATTCAGAGTTTATCCAGATTGACGACTCGATCAGTATGCAAAACATTGGTGTCGTCACTCCACTGACAATCTCGGAGGGTGAAGGTGTTCTCGCGCCTCACGTCTATTTCGAAGGCGGTTTCTTTATTGCAACGGAAGACGACGCTGTTCTTTGCACTGAAGACGATGAGAGACTTATCAATGAATAACGGAGGAAGACAAAAATGCCAGATGATAGAATAAAAATCTCGGCTTTACCGAGCGCACTGACGCTCGATAATACTGACGTGCTCCCGATAGTGCAGGGAATAGGAGGAGATTCACCTTCTACGAAGAAGGCTGTGTTGACTCTTCTCGCTTCTCACATTCTCGAGACTATGTCTTTCAATAATCTGAACACATCGGATAAGACAATCGTTGGAGCTATCAACTCCCTTTTAAGCAATTTTGCAGACGCTTATGATGTCACATCGACATATGATGTCGGAGACTGCGTCATTTATAACGGTGTGCTTTATCAGTGCAACACAGCGATCACCGTTGCGGAAGAGTGGGACGCTACTCACTGGACAGCTGTCAAAGCGGTCGACGTTGGTTCCGGTGGAGGCGGTGGCGGTCTTTCTTCTGACGTTATAGCTCCAGATTATGACAGTTCATCGACGTATTCGGTCGGTGATTATGTCATGTATGAAGATGAGCTTTACATCTGCAATACAGCGATCACCGTTGCAGAGGCATGGACTGCTTCACATTGGACTTCTATTGATGTTGATACGGCACTTGCAACAAAAGCAGACATAGTAACAAATAAGTATTTAACCAAAACACCTGTTCAGACATACACAGGCTACAGAATGTCATATAGAACAGTTGGCGTGGGCGCAAATATGTGTTATGTAGCAAGTGATGCAAATTCAAACTGTAAGGCCTACAAAGTAACGGCAGGCGTAACTTACAGGATACAAGCCTATGGCTATGATGTTGACAGTTTTTACATCGGTGCTATCGGTGAAGATTTAGTTTCAGGCGGTCAGTCAACACCGACATTACAGCCTATTTTGTGCGGTGGATCTACTTACCCGACAGACTATACAAATCACATTGTTGAGTTTACTGCTCAATACACAGGATATCTTTATATCAACGAAAGACCATCAACGGGTGTTTCTGCTTATGCTAAAGGCAGTGAGCAGATTGATGTAAGGAACGAGAATGGACTTATCATCAAGGACGGCAAGTACACACATTTTGTTTACTTGGGCGAGGGACAGTTCTTAATTCGTGAATTTACAAGACGAGGACCTAATAACCTTTTTCAGTTGGTTCATGTTGGAATTGGCTACTTCGCAAACAACATATATGTAGAAAAAAAGAGCTTTATGACCGCAACAACAGACATTATCGGTCCGTTTTCGATTGATAAGGTCGGCTGGGGTGGCGGTGAGTGGACAGGTGGCAATCACAGTGTAACTGTAAATGGAGTTGCTTGTCCTACGGCAGAGCAGTTAAGTTTGAGCGTAACAGTAAACAACGAGGCGGTATCTGATAACGGCACTTACTATGGAGACATTAAGATTATCGCCAAGAACAAGTTGTATTTTGCTCAAACGATAACAGGTAACACTTTCACAGGTGCAACACCCGCTATCCTTGAAACTCGCTTATATAACCTGACTGACACAATGAATGTCGAGGTGTATATCGAGTTGCTTGATGATATTCGTTTCAGTAAATATCACGGTATGCAGTATGTCAACTCTAATGTTGTGAATGTTGTTGTCCCTGATGATGAAACAGTAATTGCCCTTGCGGACTTGTCAAGCAATTACAGTATGGCACACAAGCAACCTAACATTATTTTGCAGTACACAGACGGTGAAGAACTTCACATGATCTTGCACAGATCGGGGTTAGGTTCGTATGCTCACAATAACGGCAACGAATACTATGGTCTTGTTGCTACTTACGGCAAAACATATCATACCTTGATTTCAAGTGAAACAATCTCGACAGGTGCGAAGCTCTACTGGAGCGGTGAGTACAGAATGATAGTTTAAGGCACGAGGTGCATAAAATGAAAACATTAAAGTCAACATATAAGCTCAACGGTTTCAACGGCCCAAAGTTCCCGAAGCTGAAAGGTCACGTCAAGATAACAATGCACAACTGCAAGAACGGAAAAAATGAGGTCGTTGCAGAAGGTGACAACATCGTCACCAACGCTGTCAGAGACATCCTTCTCGCAAATATCGCAGGCGGGGTCGATTATTCGAAGATCTTCGGAGCAAACGGCCTTTGGAAGAAGTGGTTCGGTGGAGTCCTGCTCTATGAGCAGGCTCACACTTTAGATCCTGACAATTACTATCCGCTCGCGGACTCAGCTTCGCATCTTTTCGCTCATGCAGGACAGACTTCCATTGACGCGGATCACGATGATGACCTGACACGAGGAAACCCTGTCGCTGCTGCTTATGTCCTCGCAGATAACGCAGTCAAGCAGGTCTGGGAATGGGGACCGTCGAGAGGTAATGTCCCGGACGGACGCTTCATCAGAGCCTTGTCACTGACTCATAGTGACACAGGAGATGTCGGTCTCGGATCTAACACTTACGCTTTTAAGAACTTCGTTCCGATGGAGAAGATAAGCCAGGACACTTTCGACATCGTTTCCGGTATGACATTTAGAGCGATCAATAACGCTCCGTCAATGTTTGGTCAGTATGATGACAGTCACGGCTTCTACTTCACGATCGGAGAAGACGGAGACTATTACGCACAGGACAATAACTGGCACGTCCAATTCCAGACAAACGATGTCACAGTCTACATCAAGCGTTTCCCCTTCAATAAGGCTGGCCTTTACGAGACCTGGAATGTCGACACGGACCATGTGAGAAAGTTTAAGGTCACATCTGCGAACATCACTTTCTACGTCAATCCTTGTTATTACTTCGACTATGAGAATAAATATCTCTGGTTATTTAGTAATGCGACCGGACTGACTACGTTCGACAACACGAACATCAAGTACATCGTCATCGACTGCGAGTCAGGTACCGAAATAGATCACGGAACCTTCGTTTCAGACGTGAGCGACATCGCTCCTCTTGGCTGGGTGGCAGATGGTATGAGTTCGAACTATCGTGTCATGACGTTCCCTATGAACATCATCAAACAGGGAGATTATTTCCTCTTCCCGAAGACGACCGGAGCAGCAGGAGTCAACCTAAATATAAAAGGTTATCAGAAAATCAATGCGAACAATCCTTCCGATCAGAGCATTATATCGTTCCTCGAGAATCAGGCTTTCTACACTCAGCCTATCTACGGAGGCGGTCTGACGATCTCGCTCGGAAGAAACGGAGTTCCTGCATATCCCAGCACAGGAAGAGTCACGAACGGAGCGACAGGCTATACCTGCGCAGCTGGTACCTATAACTCTTATGCGACTGTTGACGCTTACGGATCACCGTACAAACCTACATCATTCCGGAACAGCGTAGGCGGTCAGTCAGGTCAGACAAACTTCACGAGGACCATCCTCGCGAATAAGATGCTCAACACTACTCTCTTCAATCTTCCTGATCCGGTGCAGAAGACATCGAGTCAGTCGATGATAGTAGAGTATACGCTCCAGGAAGCAGGTGATGAATCATGAACGATCTTGTAATTACTATTATTTCAAGCGCAGCATTTTTCGGTTTTCTTCAGTTCATTGTTCAGTTCCTGGTCAATAGGGCCGACATGAAGGCAAACTTCGGAAAGCAGATTTCGGACTTGAATGAGAAGGTCGACAGGAATCAGGCAATACTTGCAAGGACTCATATCCTGCGATTCGCTGATGACCTCCGAAACGGAGTCCATCATTCCGAGGAATACTTCAGACAACAGATGCTCGACATCGACACTTATAACAACTATTGCAAAGATCATCCGTTATTCTCAAACGGACTGACCATCGTCGCTTCGAAGTTTATTTCGGATGAATTTGAAAAGAGATTCACAGGAGGATTACCAGATCATGCTACATGATGTCGTTTACATTTTGAAGAACGACATCAGCTCGGATGAGCTCCGCTATTCATTGAGATCCGTTTGTATGAATTTCCCATATCGGAAGATAGTATTTGTCGGAGGATGTCCCTCCGACATATACCCCGATATATATATCAAAGACGTACAAGTCGGAAGCAATAAGTGGCAGCGCTCAACACACTCACTCATTAAGGCTCTCGAGAACGCTGACCTGACAGACGATGTCTGGCTCTTCAACGATGACTTCTTCGTCATGGACATAGTTAAACCTCATACTGACGTGAACTATTTCAATGGCACTTTAGAGAAGCGCATCATAGATCTGAGACGTAAAAACCCTATGGGAAGCAACTACATCGGGAACCTTGAACGGTTAAAAGGGAGACTAATGAGGAAAGGGAAGGACACGCTCTCGTTCGCGTTACATCTCCCGATGCTGATCAACCGAGAAAAAGCTCTCGAGCTTCTTCGCTCCGGTGATCCGGCTGTGAGTATGTTCAGAAGTTATTATGGAAACTTCTACGAGATTGATTGTCAGTTCATGAAGGACGTTAAGGTCTACGACATGGAGACCATCCCTGACACTCCGTTCATATCGACATCGGATGTCAGCTTCAAACAGGGAAAAGTCGGAGAGTTTTTGAGGAAATACTTCGTCAAGCCTTGTAAGTACGAGAAACCCGAAGCAGAAAGGCTTCGTGAAGAATTAAGAGAAAACTATACAGAAGAAGGAGAAATAAGATATGAGCAATAAGACATACGACACGATCAAGAACATCGCGCTTTTTGGCGCTCCTGTTTTGGCCTTTTTAGGCTCACTCGTCACAATCTGGTCAGCGATCATCACGCAAGATCCTGTGATCCCTGCTGCTATCACTGCAACTCTCACAGCGATCGACGCTTTGCTCGGTGGTCTGGTCGTTGTGGCGAAGAAGATCTACACCAACAAACTGAAGGAACAGAAAGAAGGTGACTCCTGATGGCTGAAGTATATATAAGCGACGTTTGCAAGACTGCAGAAGCGCAGATTGGAAAGAATTGTGGAAAGACGAACCCTTATTCGGCAGAACTCGACAAGGCGAAATACTACAACTATCCGAAGAACGGTGTCGCTGACTCCTGCTCGATTTTTGTCGATGACATGGTCTATAAGAATACTTCTCCGCAGACTGCGAACAACGTCAGACACATTATGTGCGAACCGAACGTCGATAACTGCGGAGCAGGATGTAAGCAGGCTGCACAATATTTCAAAGACGCGAAGAGATGGATCTCGAAGCCTTCTGACTTCAAGAAGGGAGACAAGGTATTCTTCAAGAAGTCAAACGATGTCCTTTATCATACAGGTCTTATCGTGGAGAAGACAGCAACAGAGATCAAGACTGTTGAAGGCAATACCAACGGAGGAAAGGTCGCTAAGAAGACCTATAAGCTGACAGACAGCAAGCTCGCTGGAGCCGGTAGACCTAGATATACAGCAGATGAGAGACCGAAGACAGAAGAAAAGCCTGTCGAGAGTGCTCCTGTCGTCACTGAACCTGTCACAACTCCCGAACCTGTCCCGGCTCCTGTTCTGGTACCGACACCTGCTCCGGCTCCTAAGCCTGCCACACCTGCAAAGCAGACGTGGAAATATCAGGTGATCTGCAAGAAGGGCCTCAACGTCAGAATCAACGCAGGAAAACAGTTCCGCAAGGTCGGAGCTGTAAATTACGGAGATAAAGTCACAATCCTCGAGAAGAAGAACGGCTTCGGAAAGCTCGGAGCGAATAGGTGGGTTTCCTTAGATCCTAATTATATGAAGTTAGTTAAGTAAGTCCCTCGACTTATTTTTCCCTTTTTCCGGGATCTCTCTCTTCGGAGGGAGATCCTTAACAATGAGAATAAGTACGACTGTTCATAACGGACTCCCCTAAAAAGAATTAGCCTCCTGGATCACTCCGGGAGGCTTTTTCTTTTGTTTAGAAATTTGGGATGCAATAGTCCCTCAAATAAGGTGTTTCTATTATAACAAAATGTCACCAAAATGTCACCATAAGAAATAATAAAACGCTCAAACCTCTCGCGGTTGAGCGCTTTTGTTTGGTGGAGATGAGGAGAATCGAACTCCTCTATGAATGAGAATGGGTGCTCATTTTGTCCGTATTTCGTGGACTTTCATATACTTAAGTAGGTCAAAGTCCGTCTGTTGTGGACTCACTGTCACCGAAATTGTCACCGAAAGTCAGGTCGATGACTTCAGCTGCGCGACGACTGTCTTCGCTCAATATATGTCCATAGATTTCGTATGTGCTCATGTTCGCGGAATGTCCCACGATTTCCTTGACCATCTCTGTTGGCATCACGTTACGCATGAAACTGATGAAAGTGTGGCGAAGCGAATAAACGCTTCCCGGAAGATCTCGCTCTTTCTTCAGAGCGTTCCAGTGGTTCCTCATTGTTGATTGATTACCCTGGGAACCGTCAGGAGAACAGAAGATCCACTTCGTATCGAGATTCATCTTCTCATTTCTCTCTATGGTATGTCGGAGGATATTGCCTGCGAGCGTTCCGATCGGGATGAGTCTGCGAGCGTTCGCGTTCTTTCCCTCGGTGATCTGGCCTC